TCTAAGTCTTCTCCCACAGACTCTTTTAGTTGTTTAAATATTGCTTCACTTATCTGATTTTTTGACAAGGTCTGATTCATTGACTATAGACCCTTCTTTTAATTCTACTACAGTGAAGTCCGAACACTTGAACAACTTGTTCATCTTTTCCATTAGATTAAATGCATGTCCTGGATTAGAGAAGCTAACCTTCTTATATTTAGGACCCGGATAGTCTTGTAAGCTGTTTAAGAATGTGCGTAGATTAAAAGGCTTGCCTTGATAGAATACTGCATAGATGGCGTCAGCTTCTAATACTTCTTCACTTTTATAAGTACCTGGGTCTACGTGCGTTAATAATATAGTGGGTTTCGGTCTTGCCATCTGCTGTTCTCCTACTATTATTTATCAAAAACAGCATTATGTACTTATTTAATTAAAGATCTTCTTCTAAAATTACGTCTTTTTTCTGTCCTAGAACAACTTTTAAGTCCATTTTAGTTTTAAACGGACCTACATGCACATTAGTCTTAACTGTAGTTAATCTAGGGCATAAGCTAGTACACCAGCCGTTTTTGAACTTTAAACCATACCAGCCAGCGACATGTGTGCTTTTACTTGCGGCTTTTTTAGTAAATGTCGGAAATCCATCAATTTCTTTTACATTAAACACTTCTTCTTGATCAGTCGGATAACCCATAACTTCAAGATGCCCACCATGTGTTAAGTCGCGAACAACAAACTCAATGCCCATATTCTTAAGTTCATCTTCACTTTGGGCAACTAAATCTTTACGTTTAAGATTAATAGTATAGTTATTATCCTTGAAGTTCATCATACCAACCCTCTTGGCGTTCTCTTCAAGAATCCAAAACTTATCTTTAATTACACTTTTTGCTAAAATCATTTGTATGTTGCTCCTAAGTACTCACCATGGTCTGTCATTTTATCTGCGATAGTGACAAGGTTCCATTTACTACAAAACTTGACAAAGTGTAAGCCCACTGACTGCACTCTTTGTTTATTAACGGATTCGCTAATAGTTGTATCTAACGCTATTTTAATATCTTCTGGCTGTTCTGTCAAGTCGATAAGCATCTTATTATGGATATATCTGTCACGAACTCTGTGCTCATTTCCTTCGTGGTCGGACCAGCGTTGCAACATGAGATTATTCCAATTATAGCCTTTGGTTTCTCTGTCAGCAAAGGCTTCTCTCAAACCAACTTTGTTCTTAGTACCTTTTTCACGCACACCTGGAAAGGCTGAGAACACATTGTCTGAACTATCGCCACGCATACATTTCTCAAACAATAACCATTGTGGATCTGGAGCGGCTAGTTCCTCTTTAGTTTTCTTATCTTTAATGCGTCGACCTTTTTCATCAAAGATACCTTCCACAGTAATTAACTGTTTACTAATACCATTGAACTGACGAACATTTGGCGCCAGTAGTTGATAAAAATCGCTGTCACTGCTGACAATCACGTGTTCATCTTCTGGATGATTTTGAATGAAGCGAGCAATAAAATCATCAGCTTCGCAACGTTCATGTTGAAGTATGGTGCAGTTAGATTTGGATGTAAGGTAGTCTTTGAACTCATCAAATGCTTGCCAAAAGATTTTATCTTCTTCTGCTTCTTTAGGACTCAGTGCCATACGAGCCGCAGTACGATTTGCTTTGTATTTTGTATCAACATCTTTACGCCAGCTTCGACCTTCGAGGCAGACAACAACATGACTGCCTTTAAAGTCACGCCATACCTTGTTAATGCTGTTAAACATAATATGGTAAGCCATGCCTACTTTAGTTTCGGCATCTTCGCCTCGAACCACGTGACGAGCACGGAAGAACATGTTAGCGGCATCTACTAGGATGTATTGTTTACCCATTTAAATAATCTTGTATAAGTTGTTGGTCAATTTTATCTTTAAAGTGTATGTTGAACTCTTGTAGCAATCCCATAAATTCAGCATACTCTTTAACTGTCATTAGCATTTCATTTACTAAGTCTTCATTGTCAATTCTGCGTAGAACTAATAATATATGAGTATCACCTACCCACTTAACTTCGTAATTCCAATTTAATTTTGTTGACATACGTTATTATACACGATTATCAATTAAAGTCAAGACTTTTTCCGCTTTTTTGGTAATTTGTCAGCATCAGCAACAAATTTGGCTTCTTCATCCATCTGCCCGCCGATGTTTTTACATAAATCAGTAAACCATTTGTCTACTACTTCTTCATCTGTGGCACCTTCGTATCCATGCTTACGTAGGAAATCGATAAATGGTTTGTTCCATTCAAGTTCCATAAAGCCTTGGTTAGGATTTTCTCCATCAAAGTTTGTGTTAATAACGTTAACCCAAGGTTCTTTACCTTCTTTACCTGTAGGTTCTTCTTTTTTGTTGAATAAACCTTTTAAGAAATCTTTCATACCAATTCCTCTACAATGCCTAGTATTTCTGCCATAATAAAACAGATACCTGCCATAAGCAAATTGCCAGTAATTAAACATCCGCCTGCTACAATACGAATAGCACTTTTTACAAGGCTAACATAGAAATGTCCTTGACTTGTATCTTTAGGTTGAATTTCCATTTTTCTTTTCCTCTAATTCTTTTACTACTTGATTAATAGTAGAGGCAACATTCAATGCTGCCTGTTTATTTAAAATCAATGTATGTTGATCTTCTCTATAGCCCTTGACTAATATATTCCAAGCGGCTTTTACACGACTGAACCTTTCTTTCCAGAAAGGAGTAGTAGTATTAACGTAGAATGTCATTTCTACATCTTTAAGATCATCGTCGCCTGTTAATTCAATCCACATATGAACTTGATGGTCACCATCATGACAGTCGCAGGCAATGGTATATGATTTACTATCACCATAGTCTCTGTCTAACATTATACCTTGTGCTGGTGTTTGTGTTTTCATTTGCCCCATCCATTGCTCCAAATGTCAACGTGTAGTCGTGGACTATAACGATAACCTTTTTCTAGTGCAATGTCGGCAATATGTTTACTATTAGCAAAGTAAGCCGCATCTGTACCACCTACCGGCATAACAAATACTGGACCTTTGAATCCTGCTTCTCTATACTCTGCTGTAGCGGCATCTACTTCTTTAAAGTCTTCTAGCTTATCAACAACAAACTTTAAATATGTAAAACCACGTGTTTGATATTCTACAACTACTTCAGGACAGACTGCGTCATTCCAGGATTCTCCACTGGCACTTAGCTTAGGGCTTACACTAAATGTAATTTGATCTTTACGTAGATGATAATCATTCATCAAGAAACGTTTAAAGTCTTCATGTAAGTGTTGAGTACCATTAGTTTCAAATGTAAGATTCTCTAAGTCACGCATTTTGTTTTCACTGAGCAAGTCAGGATATAGTTGTTGCCAACCTAACAAAGGTTCTCCGCCAGTAATAACAAGATGCACGTCATTGCCGTTATCTTGTAACCACGCATGATTAGGAGTTATCTTTAACATTTCGTCAATAGCTTCATCAATACTGTAGTAAGGACTAAGATGTTTAAATGCAGGATGCCAACTTGCATAACTATCGCAACCTGTTTGCGCTAAAGGCAAGTCCATAAAGGATTTATATAAGTGAACCTTGGCACCAATGTCGTCCGGTTCTGTAGTCTTTTGACCAGTAGGTAAGCCAAAGCCTGGGCATTTGAAGTTACAGCCAAATGTGCGAAAGAACACACTAGGTACGCCAATAAAGCGTCCTTCGCCTTGTGCGCTGTAAAAGATTTCACTTACTTTAATTTTGTCCATGTCTTATTCCTGCGTTAGAGTTTTTTAGTTTACTTCCATATTTTAACTTCAAAAGGCACTCCATGTCAAGTGAAATATCACCTTCTATGGCATACCATTCAGATTCTTCTGGAGCAGTCCAAGTGTCATATAAACTACGAATTCGACAATCTGGATAGTTGTCTTCTAGCCAATATTCTAACTGTTTAAATTCCCAAAAATTGAGGAATATTAACTGCTGACCTTTCACCGTAGGCATGTTACTTTACTTTTTTAGCTTTCTTTGGTTTAGTTTCTGTTATAGCTGGAATATTGCTTTCTGCTTTTAATATCGCCACTCTAACTTCACTTACTAATGCGTCCCAATCCCAAACTAATTCAGTACGTCCATTTTCGTACGTAGTAATAGTTAAGTGTGTGCCTTGCTCAATCTTAGGCCAACTACCGCTAGATATATTCTTTGATTTAGTTTTCTTTTCTTTTGGTAACACGATTTTAGCACTACCAATAGTACCTGGCATATCAAGGACAATACTATCCTTTTTCTTAACAGGTTTCTTTTCTTTAGTTTTTTCTACTTTTGTTTTCTTTGTTGCCATGATTAATTTTCTCTTCCTATTAAATGTAAATTAGCTGAAAAACAGATTCGCTGGTTTTCATTATCTAACTTGGGAACCATATGATTAGCATATCCTTGAAAAACAACTAACATATTAGTTCTTGGTTTTATTTCAATGCTGTGTTCTTTTGTTTTCTTAA